CAGATTGCTAAATTAAAGAATAGTACCAATACCAATCTATTGATTCTTGATGAAGTATTTGATTCAAGTCTTGATACAGTTGGTACAGAGGAGTTTTTGAAGTTGATTCATGAAATGGGTTCAGACACAAACGTATTTGTTATCTCACATAAAGGTGACCAATTGTTTGATAAATTTAGGTCTGTAATTAAATTTGAAAAGAAAAATAATTTTAGTCAGGTGGCAAAATGAGTTGGATAATTTATAGAGAAATAAAAGGTGAAAAGTTTCCAAAAAGCAAACACAAAACTCAACAAGCGGCAATTAATAAAGCAACTCAATGGTCAAATAAAAATAAAAAGGCAAAATATATCATTGAAATGGAGAAAAAATGAGTGAAGTCTTTAAGTATAATACTGAGGAATCGGTACAACAAAGTACAGGTCAACAACCAACATTAAATCTTGTTGGAGAAAATAATCCAATTCTTAGAGAAATTATGCCAGAATTTGATTTTAAAAATCCACCTGTAAATCCGATGGCATTAGCCACAGTATTGGTAGAAACCTGTAAATTACATAAAGGTTATGGTTTATCTGCCAATCAATGTGGATTAAGGCATAGAGTTTTTGTTATGGGTGCCAATGAAGAATATGTGGCATTTTTTAATCCTAAAATTGTTTCCACTTTAGGTGAAACTCATATGATTGAAGGATGTTTATCTTTTCCACTTTTAGGTTTAAGAATTACCAGACCACAAGAGATTGAAGTGGAATACCAAGATTATAATGGAACAGTTAGGAATGCCAAATATACCGGTATTTCTGCTCGTTGTTTCCAACATGAAATGGATCACATGAACGGAATTCTTTATACTGATAAAGTTAAACCTTTAGCATTACAAATGGGTATGCAAAAGCGTAATAAACTAATAAGAAAGATTAGATTGAAGTAACTCTCGTTTAAGTTGTAAAGTTCTTTTCATTGATTCAGACCTTTTTTTAAGTGCTTCTTTTGATGGTTTTTTACCTTTTCTGGTTTCGGACATTTTTATTATGTGTTCTTTTGATTTTGGTTTATTTTTGAGTGCTTTGGATATTTTTTGTTTTGAAGATTCTTTTAATGTATTTCCTAAAGTTCCTTCACCCCCTAAAGTTTCATTATAACCTGTATTATAAGAATCATATTCTTTAATAAAGAAAGGTTCCATAACATTCAAACAATGTTTACCATCTTTGGATTGATATATCACTTCCCAAGTAAAGTTTTCCCAACCATGTTTTCTAAAAGCATGGTATAAATGTTGTGTTCTGGTATTAATATTATAATGGTGTTCACATCTACGATTAGGCCACTTGGAATCAAATCCAATGTAAACTTTACCATTAATTATATTGACTACCTTGTATATTGAGTATATAATCATAAAAGTATTTAGTTTAGAAAGTTTAAATAATGGCAACACCAATTGAATATGTAGAAAAACAATGGAAAGAATGGCAGGAGAAAAATCCTACCAGTTCTTTTGAACATATCGATGAAGCAAATATGAAAGAGGTCCTCATTAAGGACTTAACATATGCTTCTCAAATGGATGTCCGTGAATATACTTTATATCAAAAATGGTGTGAGGTAAAAGAAAGATATCCTTTATGTGAAGAAACTGTTATTATGCAAATGACTGGTGATAAACCAGATATGATTTATCCCGAACAGAAAAAATTAATACATGAAGTTAAAAATAATTTTTGGATGCCACAAGAACCGGATGACTATGAAAAATTAAAACCTGTTATGGTTCTTTCAAATGGTCCTGATGCCGAAACTTGGAATGCTGTTAGAACCTTTTCTTCTACTATGAAAAATAATTCTAACATTGGTCGTAATCTATTCTATATTCTTACAGATGAAGTAACAGGTAAATATCTAGGAGTTATCTGTATCTCCTCAGACTTCCTGGATTTGACTCCGAGAGATAATGCAATTGGATGGTCAAGAGATGTTAAAACACAACAACATATGATTAATCATACAGCAATTGGTTCTACAATTGTTCCATTACAACCACTTGGATTTAATTATATGGGTGGTAAATTATTGGCATTAATGTGTTTATCTGATACAGTTCAAAAAGATTGGAAGCGTCAATATGGAGACACTCTTGTTGGCGTTACTACAACGTCATTATATGGAAAAACAAAAGCAGGCGGGCTTTCTCAATATGATGGCCTCGAACATTGGAATCCTATGGGTTTTTCTAGTGGTTCGGTGGCATTTGAGCCATCTAGAGCAACCAAAAGATTAGTATTTGATTGGATTAAAGAAAAACACACAAGAAAATATTTTGAATGGTGGGAAGCCAAGAACACACAAGGACTTCCACTTAAGCGTGACCACAAGAATCGTTCATTAAACTTTGCTTATTCTAAATTACAAATACCTAAAGAACTGATTCGTACCGAACACCAACGTGGTATCTATTTTAGTCCTCTTTATAATAATACCAATGAATTTCTCCGTAAAGAGATTACCGATTCTGAACTGGTAAAATCATTTGATACCAGTGAAGAAGCTTTGGCAAATATTTGGAAAACAAAATATGCCAAAGGAAGAATTAGGCAATTACAGAAAAAAGGTAATGTTTCATATGAAACCCTTTTCTATGATGACCTAATTTACTTGTCATGGGAAGAAACCAAAGCAAAATATTTACCACAAGTTGGTCGATAAACGCTTGACAATTATCATATATAATGATATGATGTGATTACTCGTTTCATTACGAGATTTTATTATTAACTTTACTATGGAGTATTACAATGAGCAAATTATCTGCTAAACAAAAGATGTTAAATGCCTTACAACAAACTGAAGGTTACAACACTTTTACTGTGAAACAAGCACAACGCCGTTTCGGCATCACCAATGTTACCGCACGAATTGACGAACTCCGTCAAGAAGGCCATGTAATCTACACAAACCAAAAAGTTGTAGATGGCAAAAAAGTTTCTTTCTATCGTATGGGTAAACCAACTAAGCGTCTAGTTAAAGCCGCTCTCAAAGCAGGTTACAGTTTAGCCTAATTCCTGGGGGCCTAGCCCCCTTTTTTAATTAATCGGAGCACAAATGGAAATATCAATTAAAAAAGAAGATTTACAAACAAAAAGTCTGTTTGTAGCAACACCAATGTATGGCGGTATGAATCACGGCCTATACATGAAAGCCTGCCTTGATTTACAAGGTCTTTGTATGCAATATGGCATTCAAGTCAAATTCTCATTTCTATTCAATGAGTCCCTAATTACACGAGCAAGAAATTATCTTGTTGATGAATATCTCCATCGTTCCGATTGTACACACATGTTGTTTATTGATTCAGATATTCATTTTAATCCACAAGATGTTATTGCACTCTTGGCTATGGATAAAGAAGTTTCTGGTGGTCCTTATCCTAAGAAAGCCATCAAATGGAAATCTGTTAAAACAGCTGTAACAAAAAATCCACAAATTGATCCTGGTATGCTTGAAAAAGTTACTGGTGATTATGTTTTTAATCCCGTTAAAGGTACTGCACAGTTCTCAGTTACAGAACCATTAGAAGTTATGGAAATTGGTACTGGTTTCATGATGATTAAGCGTGAAGTGTTTAAGAAGATGGAATCTGCATATCCAATGATTCGTTATAAACCTGACCATGTTGGTCAAGCACACTTTGATGGTTCTCGATATATTCATGCTTATTTTGATACTGTTATTGACACTACAGATTCTATTACAGGTGGTGGTTCTGACCGCTATCTATCTGAAGATTATATGTTCTGCCAGATGTGGAGAAAAATTGGTGGAAAAATTCACCTCTGTCCTTGGATGAAAACATCACACATTGGTACTTATCATTTCCAAGGTGATATGCCTGCTGTAGCAAACTTTGTCGGAGAAATGTAATGGCAAGTTTTACTTTATCAGAAATTCCTGAGGAAGAAAAGATTAAAGTTATGTTAGAAAAAGATAGATTGGTTGAAGAAGCACCTTATCATCCTGGTTATGAAGATGCTTCTTTTACAACTGCTGGTCGTAAATTTGATGGTGGCAAACTAGAGTATGGTTTAGTTCCACCATATGCACTAAAAGAAGTGGTTAAAGTATTAACTTTTGGTGCACAGAAGTATGAAAGAGATAACTGGCAAAAAGTACCAGATTCCAAACGTAGATATTTTGATGCCATGCAACGTCATGTGTGGGCATGGAAAGAAGGAGAGAAATTTGATCCTGAATCTGGTATACATCACTTGGCACACGCTATGTGCTGCTTGATGTTTTTATATGAACATGATACAATATATTCGAAGCAGTAATTTTATAATGGAGAAATGATGAAACTATCA